TAATATTGATTATAGATATTTGGGACAACCTGATTTCTTTCGAGCATTCCCGACGTCATGTATTACCTATTGTAAAAACTCCTTTATACTATTTAAAATATTATCTACCAAGGAAAGGATTTTGCAATTTTTGCTGGATAGGTATTTGCTTAGGCCCAAATCCTGCATTTGCTTTGATTTGATTGAGTTTTTCAGGGGTCATTGACCCAGGACCACGGCCATATTGAATACGGGCATTTGCCATATAGCGGACGCTGTCGCTGTTAGAAACAAGATATCCATTCGCATAATAGCAACCGTCTATATCCACGGTGATATCATAGACCTTTTCGGGTATTTTGCATTTTTTTAATTCTACATTTGTCACCACAAGTGGTTTTGATAGCATATTTGTTAACTTCAAACACTGCGCTACAAATACAACAATTCCTTTTTTCATTGTCAATATTAGATTGGACACGAAACTTTGTTTTGCATTTGTTTGAGCAGAATCTTTGCCATAAGACGAGACCTTCAAAAGCTTCTCCACATATTTCACATGATTTAGGATATTTAATTCCTCGTAATATTGGTAAACTGTTTTCAGCATGTTTTTTATGCCATTCTCGACCCTCTTTAGATTGGTGCCATTCTGTTGCTTTGGCATTCTGTTCTCGTAATCTTCTTTTACATTCTTCAGATTGTGGCCATGAATTGGGTAATTTTCCATGCAAACTTTGATGTTCCCCACTTCGCATGAGTTCAAGGTTTCCAATATCATTGTTTTTTGAGTTACAATCTTTATGATGTACTTCAAAGCATTCTGGTATATCCCCATTATGGTAAATCCAAATTGCTCTATGTAAAGAACTAGCTTTGTTGAGAGAGGTGATTGCTCGACGGTAATATAATCCATCCCATCTATAAAAAAATCCGTTAAATACGATGCTTTTTGAATCTTCTGAGATAAGATAGTTTTCTTGAATCCTCTTGTATTTTGTGCCTCTAATAAATATCCAATCATTTTCCATAAAAACCTTCGAAATCTATTATATTTTTCGAGTGTATTATATCGCAATGAATCAGAAAAAGTCAATCCATTTCTAGTGAATACCATGTGGTATTTTGTACATGAAAAAGCAAAAGAATCATTAACATATATCTCGTTAAGATCGTTTTCATATCTTGAGTGAGTCTCTAACACCTTTCTCATTCCAAAAGGAGTAATAACATAATCACCAATTTGAATATCTTGAATTTTTACATAACCTTTTTCAGTCAAAATATTAGTTGTTCCAATAAAACAAGCATGGCTAGTCCAATCGTGTAATGGCGCTTCACTATAAGCCTGAGTCTTTTCATTGTATTTTTTGTGATAGTTCTCTAAGCATTTCAAGAGGTGCTTACATTTGACCTCATCGAAATAAGCGACACTAAGCATTGATCTAACTGCTTCGATACCTGTTTGAATATCCATTTCTCGCGGCAAGATGGTTGTCTTAATGCCCTGTTCCCATGCCACATCTTGAAGGGTACGTCCGGTTTGAATGGAACCCGATCCTGCATCATGAGGCATATAATGAGTGCCATATACATACGGTTTTCCTTGCATAATCTTAGCGTAGTGAGCGATGCCTTCTCCCTGTGCTTCATAGAAATCAATGATCCTAAGCTCACCTCCTACCTCCTGCCAGAAAGTAATACTTGTGCTGTCTCCATAACCAATATCCCAAGCGGTATGGACGGGGGATCTTGTTTCGTATGGTACATTACATATTCTTTTATCTTCTCTAGCGCGTTCGATGAGTCTTCCATAATAACTTCCCTCCACACCTCTATTAAATGAGCAGTAGTATTCTTGTTCGATAAGCTCATCGCTGACTCCTTCATCTCTAATGCTTTGTATGTCCTGTTCTGTAAGAACTCCCGTATCTTTAATGCTCAATACTTCGCAATACCAATTAGGATTGCTTTTTGCCATGTTTACTAAATCATAAAAATGATTTTTACCCCGAGGAGTACTAATGAAAAGCGCATAGCCTTTATTAACGTCGAGTATAGGTCTGAGGTATTCCCATGCAGCGGGTGACTGTATTGCATATTCAGAAAAGATAATAATTTTAGGATTAGTACCAACAAGACTATCAATATTATCACTACCAATAAGCTGATACATGCTGCCATTTGTGAACCTTATTTTCATTTCTTGGCCATTTTTTGATTCAATGACCTCTTTAGGAATGTAGTCTAATATACGCTGTCCATCATTTGTGGAACTATCCCAAATGACTTTTTTTGCTTGGCTATATGTAGGAAGAATATGAAAAGCTGTCCATGCGGGATTTAGAAGAAGCTGAAGAATGCACCAATTAAATGCGGTGACGTCTTTGCCTCCGCGTCTATGGACTACCCAAACCGCTCTTTTCGTCCCCTGATTCAATGCTTTGATTATTGGGATTTGATAATTTCTCGGCTGGAATTCCAGCCGCAAGTCCGTTGGCATCTGTTATAATATTATAATTTGTTTTTGAAGCTTCCGCAGCAGCCAATTGCGACGCATCAATTTGTTTTAATCTAGTTTTACCTAACCATATTAAAAGAGTATTATCTCCCTTATCTGTTAAACCAAGTGCTTTTGCATATTGATGTGCTCTTAATATCTCATCACCTTTTTCTTTCTTTTCTTGTGAAAACTGGGAGAAAAGTTTACCTTTTTCAATTAAGCATCGATCATATAATGTTTCAGGACTAATTCCTAGATAAGCAGCGATTCCAGTTCCCATACAACCTGCTAGCAAAAGATCTTCAACTTTTTTCCAATCAATTTCAGCTTTCGGACGGCCACCTTTATCACTTGTCATTTAATTTCTTTTTCACGCATTTTGGCTGATTTTTTAAGAGATTGACTAATAGATTTATTTTCTTTTTTTTCTCTTAATTTTGATTCTTTTAAAAATTTTTTCCATTGAGTAGGCGATTGTTCTGCTCTTTCAAAAGTTGTAAGTTTTTTAACCATTTAAAATTTCTCCGTTTCATTTGATTCACTCATTATTTTTTCTTCGATAGAACTCTTTCATCTCTACGCATTTCTCTTTTTTCATCTTCATTAATTTTTTTGGAACCCATTTTTAATTTTCGTATGTCCTTGGGGCTATATTCATATTTGGATTTCATTAATTTTTCATTAGTGGTATCTAATTTTTCTCTTCTCACATCACTTTGTCTAGCTTTTTTAACCAATTTATTGGCTTCTTTATCCCCTTTTACATAGAAACCGCGTTTAATTGTTTTCATCTTGAATTTCCCCATTTTTGATAATTTTAAATAATCTTTTGTTTTTTTTCATATAATTCTTCCAGCGATTAATAATAATATCAACATAAGCCGGGCTTAGTTCTACACCATAACAAATTCTAGATAGTTGTTCAGCTGCGATTAAAGTAGTTCCAGAGCCAAGAAAAGGATCTAAAACAATTTCATTTTCCCGGCTGCTATTTTTCATTAAATAATTGAATAGCAGAACAGGCTTCATAGTCGGATGATCTTCCGATTTAGTAGGCCTATCAAATTCTAGCACGGTTGTTTGCTGTCGATCTGAAAACCATTTATGCTTCTGACCCTCTTTCCATCCGTATAAAATTGGCTCATGTTTCCAATGATAGTCGGATCTTCCCATTACTAGAGAATTCTTTGCCCAGACAAGGCATTGGCTCAATTTAAACCCAGCATTTTTAAAAGAGCTTCTGAAATTGATCCCTTCTATATCTGCATGAAATACATAGATTGAGCATCCTTCATTAAGGACAGCGAATGTATTTTTAAACATTTCTAAAAGGAAATCGTAAAACTTATCATTGCTCATAGAATCATTTTGAATTTTGAGCTTATCTTTAGTTTTACCTGTATAATCAACATTATATGGAGGATCGGTAATAATTAGGTCTACATTTTTGGAATTGACTAGTTTTTCAAATACACTAAATTCAGTGGCTGACCCACAAATTATTCTATGCTCATTGAGCTCGTACACATCACCTGGCTTAGTTTCCGCATCCTCATCCCGACCAGGCTCTAATACCTCCGTCTCATCTTCTGCATCACCCTCTATTAATGTCGCCCCATCTAGATGAAGCTCATGCTCTTTCATACCTAATTCTAATAATTCAATGGGATCATACAGGCTTGCTAGCAAATCAAAGTCATGCTCGCCATGTGTAATATTGTCCAGTACCACCCTGCGTTTTAGCAAGTTCTCTGGTACGTCATTAGTTACAATGCAGGGAACTTCTTTCATGCCTAATTTCTTAGCCGCTCTGAGCCTTTGATTTCCTGCGTAGACAATATTTCCTTGCTCTGTTTGATTTACTAAACACGGTCGCATGGCAAAATATTCGGGATCGGTTTCTATATTTCGGCAAAGCTTTTCAAATTGGTCTTTATCAATCTTTCGGGGATTTTTATCGTTTAATTTTAGCTTAGATATAGGAATATAGGTGACTTGCATTAATGTAAATTACTAATTTTAAGGAAAAAAAGGAAATAGAAAAAACCGACTCCGGAGAATCGGCCTTATTATTATTTAAGGAATAAGTTTAAGACACTCAATATTGATAGAAGCAATGGTGATAGGGAATACGCTTCCAGTGACGTTTGGATTCAACGACACAAGAGAAACAGAGGTATTTCTAAGTCTAATCATATCGCCTGCTTTAACTTCGATAATGACGTCTCCAGTGCTATGACAAGCATCATCTCCGGCCGCTTGTGTGAAACCCGAATAAATCGATCCTGGAACTAAATTCACTTGATTCATCCAAAATCCGAAAGACCATGAAGGAGTCGGAGCAGGAACTGGAGGTGTAATTCTTGCCTGTAATTGCCATGCAATATGGTAAATACCATGCTTCATGAATTTGATATCGCCAGATACATTCGCTTGAGATATATCGAAATCTAATGCTCCAGAATTGGCATTTTGCTGATCGAACAAAACTTGATCGGCAACAGCTGGGACATTGAAGGGTTGAATTGTTTGAGCTATAGAAGCATATACGTTTAAGTAAGGCAATTCGGCATGATCTCCGCCTTGGCATTGGTCAGGTGTGCAAATTCCTGGGGGACCTTGTAGACCTTGAACGCCTTGCGCACCTGCTGGCCCCATGATGCCTTGAGGGCCCGGAACACCTTGAATACCCTGTTCCCCTTGTAAGCCTGCGGGGCCTTGAGGGCCTTGGATACAGCAACAGCAATTTTTATTATACATATCATCTTTACACATAGAAAAACTCCACTATAAAATTACGGACACAACCCTATGATTACTATTAACTTAATTAAATGTATATATAGATTTTTTTAGAAAAAAAAGCCGCCAACCCTCAAGGAAAAACGGCTAAAAACATGCGTTTTTAATATTTATATAAGATATTTTAGAAAAAGGCAATGTTTCCATATTGACTTAAAATAAAGCCAAAGGGGAAGTTGTCTTAAATCCTTGGATTTGGACTGCCTCGGACTCTGGCATGAACTTAATTTTTGAAGACAGTTTATCTTTTGGATTATTAGTCTCTATAGGGGCTCCGTGACGATCCACATGATAAGTATTACCGCTGCCTCTTGTAACGCTTGCATAGCAATTAAATGATAATAGGACTAGGGCGCAAAGTAAAATCGTTTTCATAATG